AACCCTTGGTGCCAACATCCTGAACCGCGCCTTCAACAGCGCGTACGCAGGCGGCGACGGCGTATCGTTGGTCAACACGGCTCACCCAATCGCAACTGGTACGTTCTCGAACCAGCTTACGACGGCAGCCAACTTGTCGCAGACCTCGCTTGAGCAGATCCTTATTCAGATCCGCAACGCAGTAGACAACAACGGCAAGCGCATCCGCTTGACACCTAAGAAGATCGTTTCCGGTCCTTCGAACGTGTTCCAAGCTGAAGTGTTGCTGAAGTCCGCACTGCGTGCAGGCACCGCGAACAACGACGTTAACCCCGTGAATTCTATGGGACTTTTGAGCGAAGGCCAAGCCAACCTTTCGCGTATCACCTCGACCACTGCATGGTGGGTACAGACTGATGCGCCAGAAGGCTTGAAGCTCGCTATGCGTCGTGGTCTTGAGAAGAGCATGGAAGGTGACTTCGAAACCGACAGCATGCGCTACAAGGCTACCGAGCGTTATGCGTTCGGTTGGACCGATCCACGTGGCGTATACGGTACGGCTGGCATCTAATCGGGTTGGGGGGCTTCGGCTCCCCTCCCCTTCTATCTAGGAGGACTTAGAATGTCACAAACTACTTGGAGCGGACCACTCGCCTCTGGCGACCGCAACGCAGGCGAAAGTGGCGGCCCGAACATCGGCCTCGTCACTCTTAGCCAAACCGCGCTCATCAACTTCGACGCCACATTGGTACAAAACGCGACGTTCAACATCCCTGCATCTTCGCAGATTGTTGACTTCTACGTTGACGTGCTGACGGCGTACGATAGCGCTTCGTCCGCAACGCTTTCGGCTGGCACCGCTTCTGGCGGCACCCAGTATCTGAGCGGCGTGAGCGTAAAGACGGCAGCTCGCCGCCCGAACGCATTCAGCGCTGCGCAGCTTGCTGCGATGGACGATGTAGGCACGAACCGCGCAGTTGTTGCAACTGTAACTTCAGTAGGCCAGCCAACCGCTGGTCAGGTCCGCGTGACCATGCTGTACGTGCAAACAACGGCTGATGACTAAGCATTAGTCTTATGCTATAAGAGGGGGTCGCCTTCGGGTGGCCCCTGATTATCAAGGAACACAAAGATGGCAGATGCAGTAGCAACACAAATCCTGTTCGATGGCGAGCGTACTGCCATCATGAAATTTACGAACGTCTCCGACGGCACTGGCGAGACCAAAGTGACCAAAGTTGATGTATCGGCGCTCAACCCTAGCTCTTTCAGCAAGGCTTGCGACGGCGTGACGATTACTAAAATCCACGCCCTAACGCACGGCTTGGAGGTCGCCATGTACTGGGACGCGACAACAGACGTACTTATCGCTGTAGTCCCTCAGAACAATATGTACTCAATGGACCTGACGCAGTTCGGCGGTTTGTGGAACAACGCAGGCGCGGGCAAGACCGGCGACATTCAGTTTTCGACACTTGATCAGACCGCTGGGGATACGTACACGATCATCCTTGAGATGGTTAAGTCCTACGCAGATTGATGGTGGACAACGCCTTCGACCTCCGGCTGTTTAAGGCCAAGAACCACATAGACGACGCGCTGGGCGTGGCCAAGCGCGGACAGCAGTCGTTGCAGCAAATGCCGATGCAGCCCATGCCGATGCAGCCCATGCCGATGCAGCCTATGCAGCAGCCTATGCAGCAACCCACGCAGCAGGGCCAGTTCGGCGTTAAGCCGCAAGCCCCAGTGCCAGCACAGCCACGAGCGTTTGCCAAGGGCGGCCTCGCTATGGCCGAGGGCGGCGGCGCATGGACGCGCAAGGAAGGCAAGAACCCTGAAGGCGGCCTCAACGCTAAGGGCCGCGCATCGCTCCGCGCTCAGGGGCACGACATCAAACCACCCGTCAGCGCCAAGCAGGCGAAGAAATCACCGAAGGCAGCCGCACGGCGCAAGAGCTTCTGCGCACGGATGTCGGGCATGCCGGGGCCGATGGAGGACGACAAGGGTCGCCCGACACGCAAGGCACTGTCTTTGCGCAAATGGGATTGCAAGGCCGAGGGTGGTATGGTCGAAGGCTACGCCGAGGGCGGCAGGTCTCGCGTTAATGAGGCTGGCAACTATACCAAGCCGGGCATGCGCAAATCACTATTCGAAAGTATAAAAGCAGGCGGCAGCGGCGGCGCACCGGGCCAGTGGTCCGCGCGCAAGGCGCAAATGCTGGCCAAGCGCTACAAAGAAAAAGGCGGAGGCTACAAGTGAGCGGCCTAGCCAAATCGCAAAAAAGCCTCAAATCGTGGACCAAGCAAGATTGGCGCACGAAGAGCGGCAAGCCGTCAACGCAGGGGCCAGACGCCACCGGCGAACGGTATCTGCCCGCGAAGGCAATCAAATCATTATCAGTGGCTGAGTATGCCGCGACTACTCGTGCAAAGCGACAAGCGCGAGCCGAAGGTAAGCAGGTCGCAAAGCAACCCAAAAAGATTGCCGAGAAGACGGCTCGGTTTCGCGTCAAGAAAGGTAAGTAAAATGGACGGTTTTAAGAATACCACTCGTACCCATTACATGAAGGGCGGCTCGGTCGGCGAGCGCAAGATTGGTCGCGTCATGGAAGAGTTTACCAAAGGCAAACTGCACAGCGGCTCGAAGGAAGGCCCAAAGGTCAAATCCACTAAGCAAGCTGTCGCGATTGCGTTGAACGAAGCTCGCGCCGCTGGTGCCAAAATCCCACGCGTCAAGAAGGCACGTGGCGGCATGATAAACGAAGGCATCTCGACACGCCCCACAACCGCTTCTGGCCGTCGCATGACGGATGAAGAACTCGGCATGACGCCGGGCGGTGTAGATCCTGCGAAGAAAAAGGCGATGCCAAAGGTCATGGGTGCTATGTCTGAAGTCGAGGCCCGCGCTGCCAAGAAGAAGCCCAAAGTCATGAGCGACTTAGAGCGGGCGCGAATGATGGTGCGTCCTTTGGCGCGAAAAGAAGGCGGCGGCGTTCCAGCCCACAGCGATCGTCCTTTAATCCGCCGCAAGACAGGCGGTCTGGCCGCAATGCCAAAAGGTAAGTGCTAATATGAACTGCCCGCCTTGATGGCGGGCGGTTTTTACGCTATACCACCCACGCTAGAGATGCTTGCTGCCCATGGCTTGCTGCTGCGATAACAATGCGAGCACATTCACATGGCGTTTTCTAACACGGTTTCACAGACGAATTTCAACACGCGGCGCGTCATCGACAACGCGATCCGTCGCTGTAAGCTGACGGCGCAACAAATCACCGCCGAACACATCGACATCGCCAACGATCAGCTATATTTGTTCCTCTCCGACTTGGCCAACCAAGGCGCGCCGCTCTGGTGCATTGAGAAGCAGATTTACCCGCTGTACGACGGCGTGGGCGACATTACGATGACCGACGGCACTGTTGACATCCTGAACAGCAACTTCCGCTGGCTCCAGCAAGTGACCGGCATCAATTACGACGACCCAACGTACCGCGAAGTTGACTTCACCGACGCCATTTTCGTGGCCAACGTCGGCATTCTCTGGTCTGCCGCCGCCGTGCCTATCGTGTTTGAGCGCTCAGACGACGGCGTAATCTGGGATGAGTTCCAAACCGAGACGCCAACCGCCTCTGCGGGTGAGTGGACGTGGTACGACATGGACAGCAGCGTGGCTGCGCGGTATTTCCGCATCCGTGCGACGTCAGGAACGCTCGGATTTAGCCAAATTTATCTGGCCAACACGCCGACCGAAATCCCGTTGGCGCGCATGAACCGCGACGACTACACAAATCTTCCGAATAAGGCGTTTCAGTCGAACCGCCCGCTGCAATACTGGTTCGACCGTCAGGTTAACAACCCAATTATGCACATGTGGCCGGTGCCAAATCTGGCTGCGACCGTCTGTCAGATCGTTGTGTGGCGTCAGCGCTACATTATGGACGTCGGCACCATGACGCAGGACGTTGAAGTGCCCCAACGCTGGCTCGAAGCCATCGTTTCGGGTCTGGCGGCCAAAATGGCGCTTGAATTGGTCGAGGTTGACGCCAATTTAATCCCGATTTTGGACCAAAAAGCGGCAATTTCGCTGAATATCGCGCAGATGGAAGAGCGCGACAACAGTCCGATGATGATTGCCCCCAACATTTCGCCGTACACGAGGTAAAATCATGGCTGTTGAGGGCTACATCAACACCATCGGGCGAAATCACCTCGGCATCGGCATTTGTGACCGCTGCAAGCGTAAATTTCCCATTGATGACCTGTATAGCGACCGGAATATCCCGACGCTGAAGGTCTGTCTCGACGACGTGGACGACTATGACCCGTGGCGGGAGCCTGCGCGGCAGCCAGAGGACATCACACTGCGCTTTCCGCGCCCAGACGTGGCACTGGACGGCTGATGCCCCGCTTTCTCAACACACGCGGCAATACAACGCTGGCAATCGGCATATGTGGGCGTTGCTCCATCAAGATGCCGCTGGATCAGTTGCTGCCCGACCCGAATTCGCCGGGCTTGCTGGTCTGCGAAAAAGATCGCGACCATTACGATCCGTATCGGCTTCCCGCTCGCCAGCCAGACAATATTCTGTTACCGTTCCTACGGCCTGATGTGCCCCTCGCGACAAATCCGGCGGGCGTTATCACGCAAAACAGTGAGCAGTTCCTCATCACTGAGGATAGCGATGATTATCTAATCTTTTTCGAGGATGACGAGTTTTGAGCAACGTCCCTACAAATCTCATCCCTACCCGCATTACCGGCCTCGCAGAATATCTGGGGTCGAGCACACTTGGTTATATGCCGTACATCATCGACGGACGCACCTATAAGGTTCAGTTCGCGAACATCGCTGCCGTTGGCGCGGTGCCGTCTACACGTGAAATCAACACAGGCAGCGGTCTGGGCGGCGGTGGAGACCTGTCGGCCAACCGCACGCTCTTCATCTTGCCGGGCGGCGTTGACGACAGCCGCCTGAGCGTCACCGGCGTCACGGCTGGCACTTACGGCACAGCCGACAGCGTACCAGTCCTCACGATTAACGCACAGGGGCGCGTCACGGCTGCGACCTTGGCACCCATCGTGCTTTCGAATTACGTCCCCACCAGCCGCACAATCACGGCTGGCGCGGGTCTGACGGGCGGTGGAGACCTTTCCGCCAACCGTTCCTTTGCTGTAAACTTTTCATCTACAACGCCTGAGCCTCTCGGTCCCGGATCATCTGGTGTCTCGACTGTTGCCGCGCGTGAAGATCACGTCCACCCTGCGGTGGACTTGAGCGACACCACGGAAACTCAAGGCGTGCTCCCCTTGTCCCGTGGCGGCACTGGCAACAGTCTGTCTCCTGTTGCCGGTGCCATCGTCTATTCTAGCAACGACAAGTTGTATCTGACTACCGCCGGAAGCGTTGGGCAAGTTCTGCGTTCTGGTGGCCCCGGCGGCGTGCCTTTCTGGACAAACGTTGGCGCGGGCACCGTGACTAGCGTTGCTGTGGCGACTGCAAACGGCTTCGCGGGCACTGTGGCCGACCCAACACTGTCTCCGGTTATCACGCTTTCGACAACCGTTACTGGAGTGGTTAAGGGCAACGGCACCGCCATTTCAGCCGCTGTGGCGGGCACTGACTACGTTGAGCCGGGCGCATACACCACCAGCGGCCTGACAATGGCCACAGCGCGTTTGTTGGGCCGGACTACGGCCTCAGTCGGTGCGGCGCAGGAAATCACTGTCGGTAACGGCTTGACGCTCTCCAGTGGCTCTCTAGTCAACGCCGCGCCCGATCAGACCGTCAGCTTGACGGCGGGCACCGCAATCTCAGTCACAGGCACGTATCCGTCGTTCACGGTTACCAACACCGCCCCAGATCAAGTCGTGTCTCTGACAGGCGCAGGCACGACGACCATCACCGGCACGTATCCTAGCTTCACAATCACATCGAACGACAGCACGTCAGGCACCGTGACCAGCGTCAATGCCAGCGGCGGCACGACGGGCATGTCGTTCACCGGCGGCCCAATTACGTCGGCGGGCACACTGACCCTCAACGGCACACTTGCTGTGGCCAATGGCGGCACAGGCGCAACCGACGCGGCCACTGCTTTAACGAACCTCGGCGCGTATCCCGCGAGCAACCCTGCTGGATACACGTCAAACGTGGGTACGGTGACGTCAGTCTCAGGCACCGGCACCGTCAGCGGCCTGAGCCTGAGCGGGACCGTGACGTCCGCAGGCTCGCTGACACTCGGCGGGACGCTCGCCGTCCTCCCGTCCAACTTCGCGTCGCAGACGGCCAACACGGTCCTCGCGGCACCGAATGGCTCGGCAGGCGTGCCGACGTTCCGCAGCCTTGTTGCGGCGGACGTACCAACACTGAACCAGAATACGACCGGAACGGCCTCAAATGTCACCGGCATCGTCGCCGTGGCCAATGGTGGCACAGGCGCAAGCGTTGTGGGCACGGCGCGCACGAACCTCGGCGCGGCGGCCTCTGGTGCCAACACCGACATCACATCGATCGCGCTCACCACAGGCACGATCAGCACGTCGCCAGTCAATGGCACCGACATCGTCAACAAGGCGTATGCCGACAGCATCGCGTCGGGCATCAACTTCCACCAGTCCGTGCGCTTGGCGACGGCTGCGGCTTTGCCTGCGAACACATACAACAACGGCACCAGCGGCGTTGGCGCGACGCTCACGGCCAATGCCAACGGCGCGCTTACGGTCGATGGCGTGGCTGCGGTGGCGGGCAACCGCATCTTGGTCAAGAACGAGGCAACGCAGGCCAACAACGGTGTCTACACCGTAACGCAGGTCGGCAACGGCTCGACGCCGTACATCCTCACCCGCGCGACGGACTTCGACAGCGCAGGCACCGGCGTTGACCAGATCGACGCAGGCGACTTCTTCCTCGTTACGGCGGGATCGACGCTGGCCAACACATCGTGGGTGCAACAGACGCCACTGCCGATCACTGTCGGCACGACGGCGCTGGTCTTCACGCAGTTCGCCGCTCCAGTTCTATACTCGGCGGGCACTGGCCTGACGCTGGCTGGTACGGTCTTCAGCATCACGAACACCGGCGTAAGCGCATCGACCTACGGCAGCGCGTCGTCCGTGCCTGTCATCGCGGTCAACGCGCAGGGGCAGATCACGTCGGCGTCTTCGTCCTCTATTGCCATCGCCGCGTCGCAGATCACGTCTGGCGCGCTTGCCATCGCCAATGGCGGTACAGGCGCAACGAGCGCGGCGACGGCGCTGACGAACCTCGGAGCGTATCCCGCGAGCAACCCGTCTGGCTTCACGTCGAACACAGGCACCGTCACCAGCGTCAACTTGACGGCGGGCACAGGCATCAGCGTCTCCGGCGGCCCTGTCACGGCGTCCGGCTCCATCACCGTCACCAACACCGCCCCCGATCAGGTTGTCAGCCTGACAGGATCTGGCGCTACGACCGTGACCGGCACGTACCCGAACTTCACTATCTCGTCGCCCACGGCGGGGGCGGGCACCGTGACGAGTATCAACGTCAGCGGCGGCACCACCGGCCTGACGACTTCAGGCGGCCCGATCACTAGCAGCGGGACGATTACACTTGCTGGTACGCTTGGCGTAGCTAACGGCGGTACTGGCGCAACGACCCTGTCGTCTGGCTATCTGCTCAAGGGCAACGGCACGTCGGCTGTATCTGCGTCTGTGGTGTATGATGATGGCACGAACGTTGGGATTGGGACGACTTCGCCGGGAAGTAAGCTGGATGTTGTAAGCGCAGGAAACCCCACGATAATCCTGCGCGGTTCGGATGCGGCGTATTCCAGCATATTGAACCTACAGGCAGCGGGTGGCGGAACGTCGCTAATCAACGCGACAGGTGGAAGCAATGTTCTTGGGCTGTATACCAACACCGTCGAACGCATGCGCATCGACAGCAGCGGCAACGTCGGGATTGGGACGAGTTCGCCACAGCGCCCGCTGCATGTATATTATGGAAGTGCTGCTACAGGTGCATACGGCGCTATTGTCCAAGGGTATGTGGGTGGCTACGGCGCAGGCGTTAGCTTTCAATCGCAACTCAGTGGTGGTTCGCTTGCTGAAATGGCTCGTATTACGGCTGATGGCGAAGATGCGTGGAATACTACCGCCTCGACGCAGGATGCAGGCTTGCGCTTTTATACATCGCTTGACGGCACTGTCTCTGAGAAAATGCGCATCAATTCCAGCGGCAACGTCGGGATTGGTACGAGTTCGCCCGGTGCGAAGTTGCAAGTCAATGGTGGTGTCGCTGTTCAAGGCGTGACATTCCCTTCGAGCGGGGCCGGATTAGAGATAAACTGGGACGGAACCCAATCCGTCCTTCAAAGCTACAGCCGCACCTCAAGTGCTTATCAACCGTTGTGGCTTGACGGCAGTTTCCTTCGCTTTAATACTTCCAGCGTCGAACGCATGCGTATCGACAGCAGCGGCAACGTCACGGCCACCGTCGATATGCGTGCGCCGATCTTCTATGACAGCAACAACACCAACTATTACTGCGACCTCAACTCCACCGATAATGTCGCTATGCGGATGCGTGGTGGTATGCTTCTTGGGCCGAACCCGACTTGGGGTGCGTATCTTCGCGTAGGTACAAACGGCTGGGTTGGTGACCATTCTTCAATCGCTGTGACCAACGGCAACCTGCACATTGACGCGCAGCCGGGTTTCGCCCTTTACCTTGCTTGGTACAATACTTCGACCATCCTCGTTGGTGGGTCAATAACCGCGAACGGAAACGTCACGGCGTATTCCGACATCCGTATCAAGGCCAACATCGAAACAATCCCAAGCGCGCTGGATAAGCTCGACCAGATACGCGGCGTCACATACACCCGCACAGACAGGGACGACAAAGAGCGCCGGTATGCTGGTGTCATCGCGCAGGAAATCGAAGCGGTTCTGCCAGAGGCAATCTTTGAAAACGAAGAATATAAATCTGTCGATTACAACGCGACTATCGGTTTGCTAATTCAGGCTGTAAAAGAACTCACAGATAAGGTAAAAGCGTTAGAAGCAAAGGAACAGTAAACATGGCACTTACGTACACATGGGCAATCACATCCCTTAAGAAGACCACAGATGTCGCCCTCGACATCGACAACGTCGTCGTGCAATCCACATGGACCTGCACTGGCACGGACGAAGATGGCGACAGCGGCACCTTCAATGGCGCGACACCATTCCCACTTTCCACCGTTGACCCTGCTACGTTCATCCCATACGAAGATTTAACCGAAGCTGACGTAATCGGTTGGATACAAGCCGTAGTTGTCGGCTCGTACAAGGAGCACGTCGATGCGCAAATCAACAAGCAGATTGCGCTGATCAAAGACCCAGTAGTTGACGTTCCAAACGGCGATTTCCCGTGGGACCCACCTGCACCAACCCCAGAAGGAGAGACAGCATGAACCCAGAATTAGACCACCTCGACGTAGATAATCAGGCGCAGGCCGCACCGCAGGAGCCAACCGTACAGTTGGACCTATTGGTCAACGACGTGAACCTCGTTCTCGCCGCACTGCAAGAGCTGCCGCACAAGGTCGCAGACCCGTTGTTGCGCAAGATTATGGGCCAAGCAAACGCCCAGCTCGCCCCAACCGGCGCGTAACATGATCGAGGAACTCATCAGCCGCGTATTTTACGCACGCAATGTCGCGCACTTTGAGCACTGGCGCGCCAAGGGTGATGGGAGCTTCGCAAAGCACATGGCTTTGGGCGACTTCTACGACGACGTGATCGAGGCAATCGACCGGCTCGTAGAAGTCTACCAAGGCGCGTTCAGTCTCATCGGCAACATACCGGCCCCGAAGGTGTCTGAACGTGACGTGCTAAAGCTCCTAGAGGCCGACGCCGCGTGGATTGAAGAGCACCACGAGGACATCTGCGAGGGCAACCGCGCAGTGGCGAACCTAATCGACGGCGTAACGGAGGTGTACCTCTCCGCCGTGTACAAGCTGCGGAACCTGAAATAGTGGACATCGACATCAACACCATCATTACCGTTATCGGCTTCATCGGAGGCCTGATAACGGTATGGGTCAATCTCAACAGCCGTCTGACGCTGCTTGAGGCGCGTCTTGGCTTTGGCGACGAGAAATTCAACGCCATCGACAAGAAGTTTGATGAGGTGATGATGCACCTGCGTCGCATTGAGGACAAATTGGATAACAAGGCTGATCGATTATGAAGCAGTTTCTGATAGGTTTCGTGGCAGCCACAAGCTCAGCATCTATGGTGCTTGCGCAGGCGGCTCCGGCATCGGTTGCTCCCACGGAATATATCTACAATACGACGACCAATAGCACGTCGACAAACACCAACAACAATAACAACACCTCGACCAGCACGTCGACAAACACGAATAACAATAACAATGTGTCTGCCAGCACTTCAGTAAATACCAATAATAACAATAATTTAAACATTTCCACAAGCACATCGGTCAACACGAACAACAACGTGAATGCCAGCACGAGCACGTCGCTGAACACGAACAACAATAACAACGTCAGTTCGTCAACCAACACCAACATAAATCAGAACACTGGGACGATGACCAACATCAACCAGAACACGAACATCAATTCTGGCACGATGACCAACATCAACCAGAACACCAACGCCAGCACATCCGAGGCGACAAACCGCAATTTCAATACGGACGTCAGCAACAGCACCGTCAACCAGACTGTCAACAGCACCGTCAACACCAACAACACGAACAACGACACCAGCACGATCAACCAGACGACAAGCAGCGATAACCGCAACGTCAACCAGAACAACAACGTCAACGTCTCCGACAGCAAGAGCTACAGCGAGAGCGTCAATCGTCAGGTTATCGACCAGAACATCAAGTCGCCACCGCCCAGCGCCATTGCGCCATCAATGATGTCTTACAGCCAAGACCTTTGCACCACCGGTCAGTCTGGTGCAGTGCAGACGCAGATCATCGGCCTCTCGGCAGGCCGCACGGTGCGCGATCAGAACTGCGAGCGGATGAAGCTGTCGAAGACCCTGTACGACATGGGTATGCGCGTTGCCGCTGTGAGCCTCCTGTGCCAAGACCCCCGCGTTTTCAGGGCTATGGAAATGGCTGGCACCCCGTGTCCGTTCATGGGCGCAATCGGTGAAGCTGCGACAGCGGCATGGGAAGAAAATGCCGACCGCCGTCCCGACGCAGACTAAGCGTCTAATCTCTTTACTGGCCGCATTGCTGGTCAGCACATCTGCCGCTGCGCAGACCTATGAGCCTGCCTTAATCCCGCCGCAAATCAACGGCGCTCCAACCACAATGACGCCTCTCAATTTAGGCGATGATGCTACGCGGAATGTAGCTCTTGGCTTTGAGTTTGAGTATTGGGGCCAGACGTTCACCGACGCGTGGGTGTCGTCCAATGGCTTTGTGTCGTTCCAAACCGGCGCGCATCTGTGCTGTAGCGGACGACCCATCGAACTGGCGCAGCGCAACACGATTTACGCCTATTGGTCTGACCTAATCAGCTTCACCGGAAATCCGTATTATCGTCGCAGTGACGGCTCGATCCTCTTCGGCTGGTATGGCACGAACGAGTATGGCACGAACAACCCCAATACCTTTGAGATAGGCCTGTTTGCCGACGGCAAGATACAGTTTAATTACGGCAGCCTTAATCCCGGCGTGTGGCGCGACTTTACCGCAGGCATCACTGGCCCCACCGCAGATGACAACATCCAGCTTTTCTACGGGCGGAACACGCAGCTAATGCAGAACCAGTCTGGTATCCTGTCGTGGGTTATCCCTGTACCAGAGGTCGTGCCTGTGGATTGCCGCGTGACGCCAATGGACCCAAGCTGCCCGCCAGCCGCCGTCGACGTTGGCGCACCTGATCCGACTGAGAACGCGTTGGAGGCCGCCGTGGCTTCGGTCGAACAGGCGGCGATGGAAGAAACGCAGCAAGAAGTTTCGGTTGAAGACGTCGCCGACATCGAACAGGTGCTTGAAACCGCGCAAGAGGCGCTGGAGACAGCGGAGGTATCGCTTGAAGCCGAAGCGGACGAGCCTGTCGAAGAACCCGTCGAAGAAGATGCCATTGAAGAATTGATTTCCGAGAGCGATTTAGAAGATATTGGCCCAGATGTAGAGCGACTTTCTCCGGATGAATTGGCAGCGTTAGAAACGCAA